GGTTAGTGGCCATAAGTTAAGGCGTAGCCGTAGCAAGTTTAAAGAAAACACCCCATCCAAGATGGAGGGATGTATATTAAGCGAAACTACACAATCTACATCTTCATTTTACTTGCAGCATCATTACTTACCTCGCCAGTACACGGTCAATATGTCGGTGTAACTGATTTAGAGATTACAGACACCTACGTCCACGTAGGGTCAGCATACCCCACATCAACCTATGATGGCGGATACTACCGGCATTACCAGTGTCCTTATTTCGTGAATAGGTGTCCGCATTGCGGTGGATACATCAGTTTTGAACAGTGCGACCCTGCAAACGGCGTAATACCCGGATTTACGAGCATCGAAGGAATGTACTACTGTACTTCGTGCGATATGGATTTTTCCTGTATTAGTGGAATGGAACACGGAAGCACAGGTTACTGTTTATACTACTACCAACCACCAACAAAGCCAGAACCGGAAGATTTAGACAAAAACACAACAAAAGAAAAAAAGGATGTGGATGTAAGTGTGAAAGGCCCCCTGGGACGACAGCACACATTCAAAATACCACACAATTTCATAGAAGCATTGAAAGAAGGAACATAAAAATAAAATGGGGATGATTAGGGGCAAAAAAAAGTACCATATTTCATGTATTTATCACCTCTTTTTACATGACCCTAACCCCCCATATATTCCTTCTTTCAACCACACATTTTTTTTGGATAATAAAATACGTAGGAATGTGATAATATCAACCCATTTGACATCCTAATAATCTTTCTAATCCTACTAATAGGTTACAAACTCGTTGAAATAATATATGAAAACAATAAATGGAGATGAAAAAAAATGGACCAAGGAAACATAAGCACAATACTAATCACCCTAGGAGTAATAATCCTAGGAGTGTTCGTAGCAGACCAAACACTACTACAAAACCTGTTAGGACCAGAAATGTACGCCAGGTATGGTATACTAATCAGTGCAATACTATTAGCCGTTTACAATTATTGCAAACCCCGAGCAAACCCCGAACCCGTAGAAGCTGACAGCGCCTAAAAAAAAAGCAATAATACAAACATGGGATAAGACAACCCCCATATCCCAATGATAATATGACACACACACCAAACAAACAGTTCGAATGCCCCCAAACCAGCACATTAGAAGAAATGCAAAAACAACAAGACCAATTCTACAAATCATTCACACAACGTGACGAAAAACTCAAACACGCATTCGACCAAGTGAATAAGAGCATAGAACACCTAACTCATGAATTAGACAAGCGTAAACTCATAAACAACTTCAACAAGGAAGAAAAAGAAAGACTCCAACAACGTGTGGATGCTATTGGGGAGAAAAGTGAGGAAGCAGACACCAACCTAGTTGACCGTGTCACCAACCTAGAGAAAGCAGTGATAGCCATAGGTAAGAATGATGAAAACCAGGACAAAAGCATAAGCAAACTAGAAAAACTATTATACGTTTCGATAGGATTGATTATCAGCTTCTTCATCACGTTTGGGTATAAAACAATCTTCTTAGGAATGTAAATAATTTATTATGACATTCAAAACAGTACTACAACCCTTACATTGATGCACCCATACACCCCACCGAATACAAGTGCATGGAATTATACTTAGTTAGCAAAAAACACCACAAAAGGATGAGAACATAGCAACTGGCAGACCACCCAAACCCACCAAGAGAAATAAAAAAAAAAACTATCCTTGTAAAGGCAACCATTTACACCGTAAACCTTTACAACCTTTACATCTACACTAAAAACTGTTACACAATAATGTGATTAAAAATGCCACCTAAAACAGCCGTAGCACGATCACCAAACCGGAATAAAATAGACAAATTATTAGAAAACGGAGAGTCTCCACGGTTTATTTCAAACTGGTTAAAATCATTAGATCCTCCAGAAAAAATCAGTCACACCGCCATTAACAATTACAGAAAAAATCATTTCAACATTAACAAAGAAGCCACCCTGAAATACAATGAAAAAAAGTCAAAAGAACGGTTAGAAAATGCATCAGATAAAGTGGTCAGTGACCTTGAATATTGTGATGACCTCATAGACTTAGCTCATAAAGTACATCTTCAAGTGGACCATGAGAATAAAATTACAGAACTTGATATTAAAAAATTAGGTCTTCAAGCAGTTAAAACCAAACAGGAAATTCTCCAGCAAGGTGAACCTGAAGATAAAAATGTTAGGGTTGAAATTGTAGTAGTTGATTCTGATGAAGACGATACAATGGAAACTCAGTCGAAAACAGGCAACTAACATTAATAGAACTGATAGGAAAATCCTAGTAGAAGGTAGTGCGGGTAGTGGCAAAACCATTTATGCAGTTCATAAAGTTTTAAAATATGGACTTGAAAATCCAAGGTCCAGGATAGGTGTTTTTAGGGAGACAATGCCCGCCCTTAAAGCAACCGCATGGTTTGAAATTAAAGAGGCGTTAGACGATTACAAGATCAAATATAAAGAAAATAAATCATCATTAGATCCAAGGATTACATTATTCAATGGCACGATTATAAGATTCAGAAGCCTAGACGACCTTAGGAAAATACGAAGCCTCAACCTAGACATGGTATGGGTTGAACAGGCCGAGGAAACAACATTTCCTGTATTTGCAGAGCTTGAAAAAAGGATACGTGGAAAGGCAAGTAAAAAAACATATGGCCAGTTTATTTTAACAGTCACTCCTGAAGGTACAGATCATTGGATTTATAACTATTTCCACCGTCAAAAACGTGGCACCATTCTTCATTTTCATTATAGTGAAAATCCATTCCTACCTGCAGATTATGTGGCAGAATATGAAGAACTTAAAGAAATTGACATTGAACTTTATTACAAATACACCCTGGGGAAATGGGGGAAACTGTCCAATATTGTTTTTGAGAATTGGGATGAACAACTCCCCGAAAGTGAGGTTGAAAAATGGACTGCAGGTGTTGATTTTGGTTTTAATAACCCTTCCGTATTCTTATTAATTGGATGGTACGATGGAGAACCCTATATTGTCCGTGAAATATATAAAAGACGTTTGATTAATCGTGAATTCATTGAATTAATCATATCCGAATTAGAAGATGAGGGATTAAAACCTAAAGATTTAGATAAAGTTTACTGCGATGCAGCCGAACCTGATAGAATTCAAGAATTTTGTGATTATGGTTTTGATGCAGTTCCAGGTGTTAAAGATGTGGCTGCAAGACTTCAAACAAATAGGAGTGTTCAAATCCACATAAGCCCAGGATGTATTGAAACTAAAAGGGAAATTAAAGATTACAAATATCAAAAAAATAAGGATGGAGACATCCTAGACAAACCAGTTGATTTTAAGAACCATGCAATGGATGCCATGGGTTATTGTGTGTACGGAGTATTAGGGCCTTTGAGTATTTATAAGAAACAGGAAATTGAAGAAGAAGACGTCTATGTTTACTAAAAAAGAGAGAGAGAGTGGTGGATATTACATGGGATTATTAGACAGGATCAATTACAAAGGATTCCTACTACGGAATGCAGAACCACATGCAATAGAGGAAGTGGGAATAGAAACTGATGACACACAAACAACTGACACAGATTCTGTTAACCTAATAGACGCCGTGCCCTTCAAAGTTAAAAGAACAATTAAAAATTGCCGTTTCGCAGCCAACGACCCCATAGTGAAGGGAATAATTAATGATAACATCACAAAAACATTATCCAACTTCATAATCGAAGGAGACAATGATGAAGCAGTGGAATACATCAAAAAAAGGTGTGAAAGTGATGATTGGGATATTGTCCAGGTCATGCGTGACATGCTCTGGAGTGGCCAGGTGGATGGTGAAGTATTCCACAACAAAGTCATAGTAGAAAACAAGATACATCTCCGTTTACTTGCTTTTGACGCTGAAAACTACCGAATAAAGAAGATTTATGATGAATACGGTCGAGTCACTGGATTTAAACAATTAACACAACGGAACAGAGACACCAATAAGGGATGGTTAGCTAAAAAGTTCGAAGAATTAGAAGAAAAAATAGAAGAATGGACAGTACCATTCCAACCTGGAGAGATCATTAATGCCAGGTACATGGAACTCAAAGGAAAAGGCAGATCCATTGTGATGGATGTCCTGGATCCCGTATATTATCGTAGAATATTATCGGATATGATGCCGAAGACAGTTTTCAAAAACAGTAACATACTCGTAGTTACCATGGGGAACAAAGATGCAAGTAATAAGCGTTTAAATAAAAAATCCCGTGAAGCTGTTGTGGATGCTACGACTAATTATCATAAAAAAGGAGTGATAGTCCTACCCTTTGGTATAACGGCTGAAATGGTTGGTACAAGTCAACTTCCAGACATACCCAGTTATAAGCAGGATTTCAAGAATGAAATCTTTGACGGACTTTCAACACCCCATGCCTTGTTTGATACGGAGGGAAGTAACCGTGCCACTGCTGAAGTATTGATGGACAGTCCAGACACTGGTCGGTTAGTGTTCCTGGAATATAACCGTGAATGGCTTAAAAAGTATGTTGAGAATGAGTTATTCAAACCCGAACTAAAATTAGCAGGTAAAACAGGCAAAGTATGGATTAACTTCCACCCTGAAGAATCGGATGAGAAAGCGGGTTACATGGAATCAGATGATAAAGGCAAAACATCATCCAAAGAAGAAGAAAAAGAAGACGGAGAAGAGGTGGATGATGGAACTGATGATGAGGGTGTGATGGTTGATGGTGACTGAAATCCCCACAAACGAAGAACTCCTAGGATGGATTGATGAAAACTTTGAATCAGACACGGCTGATGTGGATGAAGAGATGACTTCTGATGAGCAGTTAATGTACATCGCCTTATATGTTATACTCACCCAACTTTACACAGACTTTGAACATAAAAGTGTTGATTATGTCCTTGAGAAATTCCCCTCCGCAGTTACCAAGGCCGGTGAAAAACTACTACATAACAGCCGAACAGAACTAACACGAATCATAGAAGAACATAGAGTAACAGTCCTCAAAGAATTTAACATTCATGAAAGAGTCATACCCCAAGTCAAACTCGATTATAACTTGAAAGGAACATTCAACACACTCCAGTCAAGTGTAAAAGCAACAATCAACCAGTTGAAGGATGATGTTAAAACCAAAGCCCTGGCCGTGAAGGAGAAAATGGCCGAAGCTAAGAATTTCAACCTCAAGTCTAACTTCAAACGAGCAATAAGACGCACTAAAAACTTTGTCAAATTCAATGTCCAATTCGCCAAACAAAAAGTTACCAGAGCCGCCCAGAAGATGAGATATGGTAAAAACATGTTATATTACTGGGTTGTTAGTGGCAGGCGTACCTGTCAACAATGTTATGCCCTGGCCAGACTACCACCACGGCTGATAGGGGATTGGCCTTATGACCATCCTAATGGGGCCTGTGTGCTGGTTCCTGAGAAAGATAATGCTACCGGGGAATATCTTGATTATTTGAAGGAGTCAGAGAAATATGTTGACATAACCATCATCTAAATTTTTTATATTTTTTTCCATATTCATTTTTATAAATCAATCCAAATTTAAGGAGGTATGATACTATCCTAATACCCATTTTCAAACCCGGCCTAGTCAACTACACCGACCACGGTCTGGATAAACCAGTTAAATTCACCGAGGAATTTTTAAAAGAAATAGCAGCCACGACTGGTAAAGCAGATGTGACTGATGAACACGATAAGAAAGTTATCGGGGAGTTGGAGAATTTTGTCTACCTAGATGGAACTCTCCAAGTACAACCACCAGAAAACCTGGAAATCAAAAATAAGGGCATAAGCCCAGTCTTTGATGACATGAACCTTGTGGAGTATGATGAATTCTACTTACCCATCAGTGGCTATCTGAAAGAGGTTGGCCTTACAGCCACTCCCAGGAGTCATATTTTGTATAATAGTATTAAAAAAAGTGAGGAGGACGATAATTTGGGTGATAAAAGCGAAGTGTTGGAAGCTGCTTTGAAGAAGCAGCAGGAACAGCAAGAAGAAATTGGGATTCTTAAATCCAAGTTAAAAACCACTAACAAATCTGTTGAAGAAAAACAAGAGCTTGAAAATAAATTAAAAGAAGCAGAGAAAGAGAAAAAAGAAACAGAAAAAGAAATCAAAGCATATAAAGAAAAAGCAGAAAAATATGATGAAATTGAGAAAACTAAGAAGGAAAAACTCATCAAAGAATTAGCAGGTGAAGATGAAGAACTCCAAAAAGAATTAGAGGACATGACTCTTGAAAAATTAGAATTCTTCAAAGAACATAAAATCATCACACAAAAACCAAAAGGAGTAGGAAATAACGGAGCTCCCGGCTTAGATGATGATGGAACACAAACCCCCGGAGATGATAAGCCTGAAGACTTCATGGAACTCCGGAAGAAGAAAAAACGATGGTAAATATGTATAGGAGGCAAAATTTATGACTAAAATTGGAACAATGTTTGAAGAAAAAGACGTGAAAACCTACGAAGTAGAAGAAGGAACCATGACCTACCGTGAAGGAGTGGACCCCAACAACGGCCAACCAAATGAACAGGTCACATTCGCATCACAAGTAGATGAAGAAAGTTTCCTCGTAAGAGGAAGTGGAGAATTAGCACTTAAAAAAGTGGGCAATGGAGAGGTAGCAACACATTTCAACCCTTACAGTCCCGAAGTAGATGGAACACTACCCAAAGAAACCAAAACCCAAGGAAACTACAATAACAGGTATGTTGGTGCTGTTAGACTCAAAAATGATGAAATGCAACTCCCCCTAGAAGATACTAACGTGAAAATCGTCGTAGGGGATAAACTCAACATCAACCCAGCAACAGGCAAATTAGGCAAAACCAGTGAAACTAGTAACGTTGTTTACAGTTATGAGGCAATACCCGCCAACACTGGAGGTTACATTACTGTGGATTGCCGTGGAGCTATTGGATGCGTAACAAGAGAATAAAAATTTGGATAAAATAATTTTATTGGAGGCATAAGAATATGGCAAGTTTAAAAGAAATGTACGCTGACTTTGAAAAAGGAACCTACCTAGCAGAACTAAAACTAAGCATGGTAGAAGGATACCGCTTCGCTGGTAACTTCCCACTCTTGAAAGTGGACAATGAACAGGTTACCATAGTTGAAAGCACACCCATAGACAAATTCTTAACCCAGACAGGGAAGTCTAAAAAGTTAGCTAAAGGTGCAAGTGCACGTAAAATCCGTGGAGAAGTAGTCACACCCTCCGGTTTCAAATTAGTGCATAATGAGATTGAATATTCAATCCTTAACAGTGACATGGAACACCCCAATTTCAACCTAATGGATGAAATCAGTGCAATGGGATACGTTTTTGCAAATGATGTGGATGAAATCGTTTACAACACCGCAAAAGACAACGCAACCCTCGTAACTGATGAGAAAATCATAGGAGAATGGGGTGAAAATGCTACCGAGTTCAAATCATTACTTCGTGATGTGATGAGATTCCAGGCAGCGATCCGACCACTACCATACAACATAGACAGAATCGCATATGGTACAGAGGCCGATGTGGAACTCAAAGCAAGAGCCGCCCAATCAACTAGTGATTACAAACTCCCACAAAACGGGTTCACAATCAAAAACGCCCTAGACCTTGCTAATGCTAAGAACTTCTGGGGAGGTAGGAACTTCGATGAAGGAGAGGCAATAGGATTCGACAGTAACATGCCCGCCTTGGATGTTATCATGATGAAATACAACAACCCTAAAATCAAATCCATGCCCACCATCCAGGGAATGGAATCCGTACTACCACCCGTGTCCATGTTAATGTTTGACAACGCTGATGAAGAACACAGACCCAGAACCACCATTAAAGTGGCCTGTACTGCTGGAGCTTACCCCAGAGCACAGGGTGAAAGAATGCTCAGAATCGCTGACTTAGTATCAACATCATAAAAAGGAGGGATGAATGATGATAACTAAAGTGATAAAAGAAGCAATTGAAGCCCAAACAGAGGTTTTAACAGACTTCATGGAAGCCTTCGAATCCCATCAGGACCTGTTTTTCCAGGGAGTCATACCTGCTGATGCACTTGCTGCTGACACTTTCGAGAGAGCAATTTTCACAGCACCATTCAACTGCGTGGTGAAGGATGTCCAAGTTGTCCCAAATGGGGACATAGGTCAGGCAACTAACTATATGACCCTCGATGTGCAAAACAAGGGAGCTGATGGAACCGGAACCACCAGCATAGGCAGCAGGGCAGTGAACAGCACCAACACTATTGAAGGTTTCGTTGGTGTGGACTTAGTATCCACTGATGCTGAAGTCACCGAAGGACACTCCCTAAGCCTTAAAAAGACAGTGACTGGTGATGGTCAAGCCTTCCCTGGTGGACTGGTTATCGTAAAATACGAAAAAGCATAAAAAAACCCTTGAGGATGTAATATTATGGCAGACCCTGCACTAGAGATGGAAGAATACTATATGGTTCTCCATCATCTCAAGGGTTTCAAGGTTGACAGACAATACCCCTACTCTTTTGAAGCAACAGATGACGTGAAACCATCCGAAAAGGTTGAATCTATTGCTGTTGAAGACATGTCCCATGCAAACCTGCTAAGATTCACAAGCCTCACTGAGGGTGATGTGATCATCATCCCCACCATACAAAGGGATTACTTCTCAATTGACAGTGTGGAAATCAAAGTATCACCATTAGATGGGGATTTAGACCCCAGCAAGGTTGAACTAGAATTCCATGACACACTCAAGGGGGATGTGGCTCTCTCATCACTCAGTGGGAGTGGTGAAACCATAGCTGAGGATAGTGTGGGTGCTGTTACTTTTGTGATTAATGACCAGTCAATGGATCCTAAAAGCTCTGTTCTTGCAGGTGTACAATCTCTAAGTATACATCTGAATCAGACCATAACAGGGATTGAATTGTCTGATGTTGTATTCCGGAGTAACAGTTGTGTTTGCACGCTTGAAGACCTGGAGAAAAGCATACCTGTTGGTGAGAATTATATCATTGACAGTGTTGAGATTGGAACAGTCCCTGAATCTTTGCTTAAATATAAGTACATGGCAGCGGCTGCTATGGTTTGGCTTAGTAAATGGGAGCATGAAGGCCATGTTATGAGTGATGGGACTAGTGATAGTAAGAATTATGCTGACCGACTTTTGGGTATTGTGAATAGGGCGATCAACAATTATGGGTATTCTTCTGAGGGTGATGATAGTGAGGGTGGTATTAATGAGGATTTGATTGGATCCTCATTATTATAACATGGAGGAATTCAATGTGAGCAAACTACAAGAAATCCTAGAAGACCTGGCAAAATACATCAAACAACAAGGAAAATACACCCGAATCTACTATGATGATTCACTAATGGACCCAAACAGCACACCCCTACCAGCCCTAAGTTTCAAAGTAGGGGAAATGGAACAAGAAACACCATCCGGTTGCAATGAATACGTTAAACAACTTGAAATACGAAGACACACAGACACACTGAGCAAAAAAGAATTATTCATCGAATTATGGGATTTTGAGGAAGAAATAATCACATTAATCAGAGAAGGCAACATCACAGGAGAACTCGTAACCAGACATAATATCGAACTAGAATACCTTAAAACATATCCCATCGGAGCCCTAGTCTACAAGCCATATAAAAATAAAAGTGATAAAGAAGTTTTTTTCAGCAACATCCTAAGAGTAGCATTCAAACTCAGATACGAATTATGAAAATAGATAAAGGAGGAGTGGTGATTTTATGAAATTTAAGTACAATGGTCCGGACAAACACAAAAGTATGGACCTAGTCATTTTTGGAATAATGGACAAAACCGAGGAATTAAAGAAAAACCAGATAATAGATGTGTCTGATAAGTATAAAAAATTAATATCAATGTTAGACGCATCAGGATACTTCGAAAGAGTTGAACGGGTTGAAAAGGAAATCAAACCCAACCCCAAACCAAAACCCAAAAAACAGGAAAGAAAAGAGAAAAAGGGGGACTAATATAAATGGGAAATATAGCACCCAACCTGGCATATCATTACTGGGCATTAGGTATTAAACCCGCTGGTAAAACAGAAGCAGAAGACCCATTAATAATGATTCCAGGCACTGAATTTGAACCTGAAAAAGAAATAGAACATGATGAAGACCAAGGCCACACCGGAAGTGCAACGCTTAACATGGGAATGGACCGTATAAAAGCAGAAAGCAGTCCAACATTTCAGGATAAGGCAAGATACCTGCAAGGATGGGAAGACTACTTCTACCTATTATATGGAGACGTGACAGGACCCGTACCCGCAATATCAGGGGCGGAAAAGGCCAAAAAATACACATTCACAGTAGATGTTGAATTACCAGCAGACCCCGCACTCTGCACATTATACAACGGATATGCCAAAACCGAAGATGACGCATACGTGTACGATAACTGTATGCTCAACGAACTAGAAATCAGTTTCAAAAATGATGAATCCATGACCGTGAAACCCAGTTTCGTTGCAGACTACCCCCTCTTAAACCAGGATAACCCTGCTCGTGTTGTTCCAACTAAAAAAGTGAAAATCAGACCAGGACAAACAATCCTCTACTACGCTGACACTGATGATGTAATAACAAGTGCAAACAAAGACGACTTTGCCATTCCATGTGTGCTTGAAGGGAACATAAAAATCAATCATAACGCTGAAAGTGAACCATGCGCTGGTGACCTTTTTGGAGTCCAAAGTAAAAACATGGGGGTGAGAGAATCCGAGGGAGGGTTCAGTGTACCATGGACTAGTGCAACTAAAGGGATCGAAGCAGAATATGAGACCGGAGCAACCGATGGAACACAAGTCACTACAGAACCACTCCGAAAACAGATCATGATAGAATCAATCGGACCAAAGATTGAAACAGTTAGTGGGGAAGATGTGTTTTATCGTACAACAATCATGATCCCTGATGTGACAATCACCAAGGCAGTTTCACCACAAAGTGGAGATGAGCGTAAATCAATAGACGTTGAATTCACAATCAATGATGAAGGTGAAGCTAGTTTCATGGATGTTGAAATCATAACCGAACTAGAAGAGCTGCACATAGGAGAGGTTGAGGCTCCTACACCACCACAACCATAAAAAAAGGGGAGAGTGATTTTTTTTGTTTACACGTGCAAAAATAGAATTCTGTGGAGAAGAAAGAAAATTCAAAAGATGCAGTAACAAAACCCTAGTTTCATTCCAGAAAGAGATAGAAAAACTCCAAGAAGAAATGAAACCCGTCTTCCAGGATGACATAGACCTTGAAGAAGAAATAGAAGACATCCAAGGACAGATTGGCAGGGCTAATAAGAAGATAGCGTTAATAGAATCTGCTGAAGACCCTACCGATGATGAACTACGAAAGGCGATCAAGTTTGTTGATGACATTGACAAACTCACCCTAAAAAAGAAAGGATTGGAAAAACAGTTACGCAATTCCGAGGACGAACGCAAAGATGAGATTAAGAAGCTGGAGAAAAAGTTAGAACAGACCTATGCAGAACTAGCATGTCTCCTGATAGATCCACTCACACCCAAAGAGTTCATCGAAGAATACGATAGCATAGACATGATTAAAGTGCAGAACCTGGGAATGTTCTACAACATGTGCCAGTCTGGCTTCACACAGACACAGATCGACAAGAAGATACGTGAAGTTGTGAAGGCCAGTATGGATCAGGCTGAAAACTTTCGACAAAAACAACTCGAAAAACTTTGAACCATTAAGCCTGATGCTTGAAGAGGTTATGCTGGACAATTATTTCCTCCTTGTACGAAGGATTCCCGGCATCAACCTCTCACCACAATCCTACTGGGAATTAGATACTTATACAACTAGTCATCTTTTGAAATGTGAAAAAGAGATCATGAAAAAAGAGGAAGAGGAATATAACAAACATAATAAAAATAAAGTGGGAAACACATCTCAGAGGACTAATTCAGAAGAGATGGAAGAAGTAATGGAAGATTTACAGGAAGAAGAATAAAATGTTAAGGGTGGATGATTCACAGTTCCAACGCTGGGTTAGAACTGTAAAAGTAAAAGTTAAGGAAGGATTATTCGACGCATTGATAGACGCAGGTCTATTGATAAGAACAAAAACCACCCCCTATGTCCCATTAGATAAAGGATACTTGGAAGGGGCTTATGAACAGACAATCTACACTTTAACCGATCTTCTCAGAATGGAATTTGGTTACTCAGTCCGCAACAACCCATACAGTAGGGGTTATGATTATTCATATATCCAACATGAAAATTTGGAGTTCAGCCATCCTAAACGGGGAACTGCAAAGTACCTGGATCATGGTATAACCTCATCAGAAGCAGAAGTGTATAGGATGATTGAAACCGATTTCTATAGATTAATCCAATAAAAAAAAAAATGATGGATTACTGGATTTTATTCCCACATTCACCACAGAAAAAAGCACCCTCTTCTAAAGCATGACCACAATTACCACAAATAGTTGGTGTTTGGAACTTGTTGAATTTTAACATCAATTCATCAAACAAATAAGTTAACAATGTATCTTTACTTGAAACCACAATAGTTCCATATCCGTTTGTTGTAATTCTAAATGAACGTCCCATATCTTCCCAAACAATAGAGTTAACACCATTAAAAAGAATAGTACCTCCAGGACGAGCCATTTTATCATAGATTCGAAGACGGTCTTCATATACAATTATGTGAGCATCTGTAAGATGTTTATCATTACTAATGATGCGTTCTTTGGTTGTGCTTCCATCCCCACTGGCAAGCCCGTAACCTGCAATCGCACCCACAGGCCCTAAAAGTAATCCACCTGCAAGAGCTCCCCCTGCTTTTTTAGTCCCACGATGGGCGGATACAGTTACTTTACTTGAAGGCTTGTAAATTTTGATATTAAGGGGTGGGCATCCCATGACTTTATGTAAGGTTGTGAATTCTTTATCAATAATCTCATCCAATTGTCTGATTGATGTTATTTCCCTTCTTTTGATCATGGGTTTGAGTTTGAAGATTAAGTGCAATGTCATTTTACTTGCCTTTTTTTTGCCAAACATGGACCAGTGGCCAGCTCCAAATATTTCTCTGAGTTCTTTACTAGCCCCAAATTCACTCCCCACTCTCTTTTTTAAATGTTTTTTCAACTCTTTTTCGGTTGCGTAATTCTGCATATTAATACAATCCTCCCCCTTTCTGACTTTTTAAACTCTGTTAACATACTAATCTGTTTATATTTATTATGTCATTATTCTCTATTTAAATTTTGTTAATCTAATTAAAAGGAGTATATACCTATGGCTTACGCTGGACGAGAAATCAAAGCATTCCTAACCCTTGACGTATCCAAGTTCAACCGTGGGTTGGACACTGCAAAATCCAGATCAAAAGGACTCCAAACAGAGTTAAATGGATTAAGCAAGTCTACAAACAACACATCTAAAGGAATGGACAACGCTGCTAACTCAACAAAAAATGCAGGGTCAAATGCAGATAATGCTAAAAATAAGATGGCTGGGCTTAGAAATGCAATGAACCTCCTTAAAATCACGGCTGGCTTTCTTGCAATCACCCTTGGTATGGAACTGGCAATGCGTATAATGGAAGTTGCCAAGAGTGCTGTGAACGCTGAAAGTTCCGTAAGAGGAATGGCCAAAGGAATGGGCTGGAGCACATCACAAGTAACGGCATATCTTGATGAAATGAGCCGCCTTCAAACAATATACCGCAAAACAGACATGAATGCTGTGGGTACTGAAGTTGCAAAGATGGCCCGTATCTACAAACTTAACGCAGATGAAGCTAAAGACTTCATTGAAACCAGTGCAGTGTTTAGCAGTGCCATGGCCATGGAAGGAAGATCAGCCCGAGACTCTGCCCTGGCATTGAAGGACCTTATAGATCAGGGTCAGGGATGGGAACGCCGACTAAGTGAAATTGGAGTAACAGGCGAAGCACTTAAAGCCACTGGATTGTGGAGTGGGGATAAAAGTGATAAAAAGGGTATTATAGCAGCACTCAACCAGGTCTTAGAAGAGCGTAGTCTTTCTCAGATGGCTAAGGAAATCAACAATTTGGATGATGCTCTTCAAGTTTTAACCATTGCAGGGGGTCAGCTTCTTGGAGCTTTCCTGATACCTGCAGCTCCACTAATTTATGGTCTCACCATGGCCCTGGCAGATATAGCTTATGGTGTTAAAAATATAGTTGAATGGCTTGTTGACGTGTGGAATGGTTTACCCGGATGGGTGCAACTGGGAATCATTGTAGGTGCTAGTGTAATTGCGTTTACTGCGTTAGGTGCGATACTTACAGGGGTAGTGATTCCTGCTGCAAGCACAGCAATTATCAATTTTATTAACATGCTTTTACCACTTTTTGGTCTTGAAGTTACAGCAATAAGTGCATCTGGAGGATTCAGCTTACTTGCAGGGGCTATTTGGAGTGCTTTAGCACCTTTAGTACCGTTCATTGCAGCTGGTGCAGCACTGGCAATAGTAGTATACAAGGTTGGCGAATATTTCGGTTGGTGGAAGGATATCCCCACCATGATTGAGGCCATAAAGGCCGGAGTTATGAGGTTGTGGAATGCTTTTGTTAACAATCCTCATGTTGTTGCAATTATCACGGGTATAAAAGAAGCTTGGAATGATTTAGTTAATTTCTTAGCCCCATTGTGGAAAAACCTATTCCCAGCTAGCACTGGAAGCTTTGACATAGTCAGGGGTATTATTGACTTGTTCGGATGGTTAGGCGATACAGTTGCCCGGGTTTGGGATTTCTTCCAGAACAACCCATTAGGCCAGGTTCTGGGTTTGTTAGCCTACTTTGTCAATCCATTGTTGTTTATTGTTCTGAATTTTAATAAGATTGTGTGGGTTGTCACCATGGCAGCCAACGCTGTTAAAGCCTTCTTCGGAGCTTTTTATGATGAAAGTGGCAATTTTGTGGGGATAATCCAAGGATTCCAGAACGCTTTCGGGATGTTGTGGAACTGGTTAGCCAGTATTGACTGGGCTGGTGTGATAAACGGATTCTTCACAGGAATATACAACGCCTTCCAAGGTTTAGGTCAGTACATTTGGAATAGTTTGTTCGGAAGTTTAGGATCAGGTGAATTAGATCTGGGTGGAATGTTGGCCGGAGCACTGGACCAGGTTATTGGATTTTTTGCAGATAACAACATTGCAACTCTCCTAGTTCGGCTTTTGTTCGGTGATGCAGCTGCTACTCAGTTTTCCAGTCAGATAAAAGCATTCTTTGGTCCTATGACTTCATGGATTGGTAATGGATTGAACCAGTTGGTTAGTGCTGCGGTTTGGTTGTGGAATGTTTTATCACCAATCGGATCTGCACTTTCATGGATTGGTGGATTAATTCTTGATGGTGCCTGGCAAAGTCTTATCGGCTGGTGGAATGCCCTTGTTGGTGTTGGCCAGTTCCTGTACCAAATATTCACCACCCTCACAGGTGCATGGGATGCACTGGTAGGTTCATTCTTTAATGAAAAGGGAGATTTTGTTGGTCTTATAGATGGATTCAAGAATGTTGGTGCAGCGTTATGGGATTGGATTGTTAACATTGACTGGATGGGTATGGGTGTGGCCTTCTGGAATGGTCTTATGGGCATATTCAGTGGTGGGCTTGACATTGTTGGCACTATCGTATCCTACCTGATGGGTGTTGATTGGATTGGTCTTTTCACAAGCATTGGTGAGTTCCTATTGCAATATAATCCTATTAGTTTACTGATTGGGCTTATATTTAATAGTGGAGGGGCTGCTGGTGGTTTCTTTGATGCTATTGTTTCATGGGCTTCTGGCATTGACTGGTATGGTATCCTCATGGGTATGTTCCAGTTCATAGCACAATACAATCCACTCACCATGATCATCACCCTACTGTTTGGTGATGCAGAGGGTCAAACTTTCGGCCTGATGCTTATGAACATTTTCATAACTGCGGGTCAGATGTTGATGACTGGTATCACAATTATCATGAGTGTGATCACTACTCTGGCTAATTGGATAACTAATGCCTGGAACACTATCAAATCAACAACCCTATGGTTATGGAATGCTGTCTGGGCAACGATTAATAATGTGATGACACGGATATGGGGTGTTGTGGCTCCTTATGTGAATAAAATTGTGTCATCATGGAATTATCTTAAGAACAGCCTTACTGCTGCTGCTGCTGTAATACGTGACCGGGTTTGGGGGCCTATTAAGACTTTATGGGATCGGCTGGCTGGTTTCTGGAGTTTCCTCATGAACCCTGGAGGTGGCCGTAGCAGTGCATATTTCAACACATCCCGGAGTATTGGTTTTAGTGCTGCAAGTGCTGGTGGTGCTGGATTCCCTGGAGCTGGTGGAACTGGTGCAAACACTCCCATATATAAGAAGGTGAGCTTGCCTGATGGTGCTGGCTTCTTTGGAGGTATTGGTGGGCGTGTGGCTGACACCACCAATGCAATAATAGCAAGAGCCTTTTCCATGTCCCATGGTGGTAGTGGTCCTGGCAGTCATCCTAGTGATGGGATTGATAAGGACATAATGAAACTGTTTGAATGCACTGACCCATCGGAGTGTAGTGCTGGGTGGGATATGCCCTGGACGGATAGTATTGTCAATCTTGTTAAAGGATGGAAAATGAACATCTTTGGGATGAGTATTGGATTAAACGAGTTACAAAGTGGCAGTCTTGCACTTTTTGAAAGATTAGCCTCTGCCATAATGAGCGGAATCCGTTACTCATTCTACTTTGGTGATGGTAAGAGCAATGCTGAAGTATTAGCTTCCCGTAGTTGTAACTGTTACGATGGTGCTCAGTTGATGTGTGCCCTTGCCAATGCTATGGGACTTGGTTGCAGTATGGTTAATGGGTTCTGGGGAAGTATTCCCCACACATGGGCAACAGTAGGAGGCAAAGCATTTGACACAACCGCATTCCAGAAACGAGGATCATGGCGCGGACCCGCCCAAGGTGCGGGTTTCGGACCAGTAAACCAAGCTAGAAAAGTGGTGGAATTTGTCTTCAACATCACAGGCCCTATATACGATAAAGATGGTCTTATCAAGGAGATTAAACAAGTTGTCAGAAACGAATTAAACGACTCAGTGGATGTGATAATATGAGCACATGCAAAATAGGACCAATCACCTTTGACAGGGGCTTTTACTATGAAAAGGGGAATGATTATGGAGTTATGGATGGTAAAGAAAAGTTCACCATCAAGGGGCCGATCTGGAAAATCAACCAACTCAGGGGTTTAGTGACTCGTGGTAAAAGTAAGACAGGTGAGAGTGTAACCATTCGGGGGTCAAATGATAATGATTGGGGTCCTATATGGGTTGATGCTGCAGATGTGAATGATGACACCAGGGATAATGTACGGCTTAATCATAAGGGATGGTATCTGCTCCGGGATGTGGACATAGTTCATGTGAACGAATACTGGGCTAAAGCCACCCTGGAACTAGAATTGTTATCCACACATCCACTCCAATACTTCGAATATGATCATACTAATCCATTTATGGTGGGTTCACTTGATACTCCCGGCTATGCATTGGAAGAGGAAGTAGTCCTCATGGAAGATGATTTCAACACCCTTAACACTAACAAATGGGTGGATAGGGGTACTTGGAACATGACTGGGAGTAATGTTGGTGTTACTGGTGGGAAACTATACATGGAGGGTAGGCGTACATCTGGAAGTGTGTGGGCAGGTACTCGTATGCTAAGGAGCAAATACAAGTTTAAAACACCATTCACTATTGAGTTCGACCTTGAATTTAATGATACATCCACTTATGACCCTGGACACAACATACACCTTGCATTATCCCCTATAAATCTTCCATTGAATGCTTGGCAAGATGTTTTCTTCAATGAACTTTCAATAAGTGGCAGTCAACGCTATTATGCTTTAGGACGGTACAATGCGAAGAAACAGAATGTTGCGTGGGGTCAAAAGTACACGGCAGACACATTAAGGAAATGGAAATGGGAAGTTGACAGTAATGGACAAATAACTATTTCAAGATGGAATGGTGCCTCATATATTCAAGAATGGAAGGGAAGTATGGGTTTATCATCAGCAAAGGAATTATATGTGTATTATGTGTTCCATGCTCATAAAGATTTAACTAATGTCAAAAGGGCATACTCAGACAACATAAAAATTTATACAAGCCAACTAAAATCATTAGGGGCGACAGTCCCAGCACCAAACACGGGGGACTTATTAACGACTCCTGATGAAACTACAACTACAACAGGGTATTATTCCAATCCTTCAAGTCGCATATTACTCCAACCTAGTGCTTCAGACCCTAACACCATATATGTTAACTCCCCATTAGGATACAGTAGTAACAATACTTCATCATCACCTAGATTTGTAACAGGAGATTATGAACGACTTGCACCTGGAAAGTTCTATGTGCAGAATGGAGATATTAGATTAAATGTTGAAACGGACGGGATTGAACTATATAAGTATTATAGTGGGGATTACAACCTCGTAAATAAATTCACTTTTGGAACAATAGATTATTTACAAGTTATTAATGCAACCCCTGAATCATTCAAATTCCAAGCAAACCAAACTGAATGGGAATTAAGGCGTGGAGAACCATTTGTACGGGTTAAACATGACTATGATGACATTGGATTTAGTAAAAAAACCTGCGTATTTCATGATGACACTATCAACTGTGGTTTAAGT